ACCCGCGCTCATCTCCCAGCGCCGCGTGGAATGCGCGGATGTTTCCAACGCCAAGGATATTCGCCTGCAGGCAGTGAAAACTCTCCGGCTGAGGCTCGAACGTGTAAACGGTCGAGTAGATCTGCGCGAGCCGCAACGGCCAGATTCCCATACATCCGCCGGCCTGCACACATGACCCACGGACGAATGGCAGCAGCTCGATCGCTGCATTCACATCGCTAGGATCTGACGTGAAATACCGAAGCATCCGCGTGTTTGTTCTCGGCCATGTCCAACGGGCACGATCAATACCAGAAATTGTCCCATCCACCTCAATGAACATCGGCGAGCTCGGTATATGGCAGGATCGACTCCAGCGCACTCCCCGGCGTGCAGTTGATCAACTCAACCAGTCCTTGGTCCCTGACGCTTTGGTAAAGGCGTAGCAGCTCGACATGCACGCCGTCTTTCACCTGCACGCTCGGCCAGTGTTGCATTGAACTCGGATACTCGCCAAAAAAATGCCTCGGTCCACTTCCAGCCGATCGTGCGCGGCCATCGTAGTCCGGCGCGTACTTGAGATCGTAGCCAAGCAAAGCGATCCGCGTTGCACCCTTCTTGTGCGCCATTGAAACGAGGGAAAAGCCGCTCCCATGACCGTGATGAATCATGCCTGGATCGGTAGACAACCCATCGGCGTTCCGCTCCGCTATCCAGTTGAGACCGTACTTGTCCGCGGCTTCTCGATTCGTCGTCCATTTCTCACACGGCAGGTCTTTGACTTGTGTCCAGTAGTGATCCCACCAGGCCAGATTGACCGCGTAGAGCAACTCGGCATCTGGCGCCAATTGGTAAGCGTTGTTACAGACAAACAACCACAACCCCTTGGCCCGGGCCGTGTCAACCTGCTGCTGCGTGAGCGACGGACCCGTTGCGATACAACAGACCGTCTTTGATTGCATCCTGTAGCCCCATCATCGGGAAACATCGAACCGCAGATCCTTCAGTCGCGTTGACGATCCGGATGTGCACCGGCAGATCTTTAGCCGCGCGGTCGTAGTATTTCACGAAGCCGGAATAATCCCCGCCCATCTTGATCGGTTGCGGGTGATCCCCGAAGAAGTGTGATTTTTGATCGACGATCCGCATGTCGAATCCGACCATGATGATATGCGTACAGCCGAACAGAATCGCCAGATTGATCGCCTGGAATCCCGAGTTCGAACCGTAATGAATTTTGTCCTGGACGTAACTGAAGCCTATATCGTCACAGCCCGCCACGCACCGAACGCCCCACTTGCGGTGAATCTCCCGCTTGTCGTTGCCGTGATTCTCCCGCGGCACACCCTCATGCGTGCTCCACTTCTCACCCGCGAATGCGGTGCCCTGGTGGTATTCCCACCAGTGATTATCGCAGGCGTACAACACATCCGCCCACGGCAGCAATTTCCACGCATCATTAACCACAATCGTCGGCAAGCCAGACGCGCATACCTCGTCGACGTACACAGGCAGGGACGGCCCCGGCGCGGCCACAATACAACTAGACCAGCGCGGCTGTACCGCCTCCAATTTCATATTCATACAGCGCCAGTATTTCCTTTGCCCATATGACCAGATCCTCGCGCCTCTGTCCGCATGGTTGTGACCGCTCGTTCGCACCCGTCGACAGAACATAAAGGAAAACCCACGGCACCACTCCCATTGAGGTATGCCGTGGCTTGTCGGGTAAGTTGCGGTTTATTGCAACTATGCTATCAGGACGCGCTCACTTTCAAAAACTTGACAGCGTCGTTATTAAGAACCATTCCCCCATACCGACGGCGGACATAGAACTTGATGTACCCCGGTGTCGTGATGCCGTTGTCGATGTTGGTCATCAACTCCGTGCGGTACGTCATCAGGTACGCCCGGCGGAAATCGCCGTACGCGACCGGCAGCGCGTTCGCTGTCGTCGGATTGCCCAGGTCTTCCCAGGTGAGGATCGGCTTGCCCAGCAGCATATCCGGCTGACCTGCCTGGAAGCTCGGTTGCCAGATGTACTCGTTGGTCGTCGTCTTGAGCTTTCGCACGTATGCCTGAGTGATCGAGTTCATCGCGAACTGAGCATTCTGGCGATAGCCGGGACGCAGCAGATACTGCAGACCGATCAGCGCATCGCCTTTCCACGCCGTGATAGGCGAGCTTTGTGCCGCCGATTCAGCCGCGACGAAGTGATATTCATACACCGCCGCTGCACGCATCGGAGACGCATAGTCGTCCGCAGCAGTTGGCGCGCTGTTCGTCATGCCCGTCGGCTTGGACGATCCGTTGCCATTGAATACCGCAGTCGCCAAGTCCACCGCGAACTGCTCGGCAATGTTCTCGACCAGCCACTGATTCACGTCGAACTGAATGTCCTGCAGCGACCACTCTGTCACCTGCGGGTAAGCGTAAAGCTCGCCCCAGGTCGGCTTTTGCGAGCGCAACGTCGGCGTAGTCGTCGCGGAGCGCGATCCAGTCTCAGCTACCCATCCGGAAAATCCGCCCTGGTTGTAGCTGACAAGCTCCTGATAATCGCTCGTGCCGACCTGAATCAACTTCACCGCGTTGACGATGTCGGAGAACTTCAGGATCAGTTTTTCGACCTGCATCCCAATGTCTTTCGGCAGCGCGAAGCCGCCCGCCGTTGTCGCCAACGATACGTCCTTCTGCATCAATTCCTTCAGCGCGGTATTCGCCGCCATATCTTGGAATCCTTTGCGGAACGCTTCGTTGAACTTGACGTTATATTCCGCTCGGTTGCGCTCTTCTGCCGTCCCCTTCGGACGCTCAGACAATGCCTCGAGCATTTCGATGCGCGCCTGCTTTTGCGCCTCTTCAGCCTCCAGCGCCTTGATCTTGGCTTGTGCCTTGTCGAGCGCCTCATCCATCCGCGCCAGCTTTACATCGAGTTCTTTCGCGCGGCCGTCGTTGCCTTTCTCGAACGCCTTCAGTCGCTCGTCGTTCGACTTCTGGTATTCACCAACGACGTTACCAATCTTTTCCAACTCTTCAATGATGGGGTTAGCCACTTCTATCTCCTGTACCGGATCATGCCGGCAATGATTTTGTTAACTGTCTCATCGACAGCTTCTGATACATCCTCATCGACGGCCTCACACCGGTCAGGACTCAGCTTCACACCGAATCCAAGATCATGGACCAGATCACGCGCATCAGTCTTGCTGCACCCCAACTCGCGCAGATGTTGCTCAAACGAACGCGGATCTGGAAATTCACTCTTGATCGCCTCAACCATCGCCCGCGGATTCATTGGCATCGACACCAACGATACCTCCTCGAGCCGAACATTCTTCAGCAATCGGTTCCCTTGCTTATCGAAACCGACATCGGACTGAGACTCGATCCAATAGCCGATCGACATCCCGCGAACTGCCTTCATCTGCGCGAGTGTGCGCGTATCACGACCCAGCGCCGTATCCGCGAACACACCCTTTACCGCAAGCCCGAACTGGTCCTCGCCCATCTCGATCCACATCCCCGGCACCTGTTTCGGATCGTGCATCCAAAACATCTGCGGCATGGTCCCGTCAGCGTGGTGCTTATCGAGCGTCTTGGTAAATGCCCCTGGCATGACAATATCGCCGCCGAGATCGACATTCCCAAAGATCGAACCGTGACCCTCGAACTCTTTACTTGAGAGGGACTTGAGCTCCAACGGGATTGTTAGGGTTGCTTTCATTGGGTGCCTTTGGTTGTGGGTCGCCCGCGACCGTCATATTCATCGGGCGAATGTAATCATCGCCACCATCTTGTCCAGATATCGGATTTTGGCCGTCAGTCTCGCGCCACTCGTTGACGGAGATTGCCCCCCACTGACGCCGCAGCGCGTTGCCAGCTTGCCGGGTGGCAAAGTCCGCTCGCTGGATAGCGTCAAGGTTGAACCGGATAATCACGCCCGCATTGCGGTCGTCTTGCGTCAGCAAATCCCGCTCCATCGCCGACTCGAACAGTTTCACGAACGGCAAAATAACGTTGATCGTGAAGTCCGCATCCTGCTGCTCGACGTTGTTGAATGTCGCCCGCTCGAGGTCACCCACCAGATGCGGCGGGACACCAAACGCGCCCGCAATAACAGTCC